TCAAAGGCAGCTAAACGTAGAAAGTCATATTGTGCGAGATCACTCGGACAACTTAAACGATCTTCTGCTAAAACTAGAAATGATCCAAATTCTAGAATTAGACAAGCCAGAAGACGTTGGAAATGTTAGATAGATTAATATATAAATTTTGTGGTTTTTTAGATGATGCAGTTTCTTTTGTAGAAACTTATGTTATCAAAATGACAGAGTGGTGTTGGTATACAAGAGTAAAAATTTTAAAGAAAAGGAGAAAGAAATGAAAAGAGCAATATTAGAAGCACTTGAAGCAAGATATAATGCACAGATAGCTGAAGCTGATGCAACAATTAAAATATATTTAGAAAATTCTGTAGGTATTGGTGAGCACCCACAACACATTGATGAAGTGGATAAACTAATTACTAAAATAGCAGAAGCAAATGAAAAATTAAACGAATTACAGGCATTTAAAATATGATTGATCCAATAACAATTGTTTACAAAATTCAACGAATGTTGAAAGAGGGAATCAACCAAATCCAAGAAACTTATACATCTGGATCGGTTGACAATATGGAAAAATACAAGTATCTACTTGGTAAAGCACATGCTTTACAAATAATACAACAGGAAATCTCTAACCTGCTAGAAGAAAAGGAGCAAAAAAATGAGCAAGGAAACGTTATCGACTTCGGAAAACCCGAAGATAAAGATGGCTCTTGAAGAAAAATATAAAGAGCAAGACAAAGAAGAAAAGTTAAAAAGAGTTGACGAAACAAACGTTGACAAAGTACTAGACAACTTACCAGAACCTTCTGGTTGGAGACTTTTAGTTTTACCTTTTACACCAAAAGAAAAAACTAGAGGTGGTTTAATATTTTCACAAGAATCTTTAGACAAAGCAAGAATCGCAACTAACTGCGGTTATGTTTTAAAAATAGGACCAGACGCATATAAGGATAAAGAAAAATTTCCTGAAGGTCCTTGGTGTAAGAAAAAAGATTGGGTGATTTTTGCAAGGTACGCTGGATCACGATTACCAATAGAAGGCGGAGAAGTCCGTATTCTTAACGACGACGAAGTTTTGGGTACCGTTGCTGACCCAGAATTTATGTTGCACTACATTTAATTTCATAGGAGGAAACTATGCCAATAGACAACGAAGAAAAAAAAGATATTCCTATGGTAGACATTGATACATCAGGACCTGATGTAGATATTGATGTACCATCGGAAAAAGAAGAAGTAAAAAAAGAAGAAGAAGTAAAAGTTGAACAGGAAGAAACTGTTGAACAAGTAAAAGAAACATCTGCAGAAGGTGAAGAGAAAGATGAAGAATTAGAAAGTTATAGTAAGAAAGTCAAAAGAAGAATTGATAAACTTACTGGAAAAATAAGAGAAGCTGAACGACAAAAAGAAGAAGCTTTAGTTTATGCACAATCAGTAAAAGCAACTTCAGATAGTCTTAAGAAAAAATACTCTCAACTAGAAACAAGTGGTTTAAAAGATAGAGAAGAAAAAATTCAATCTAATCTTAAAGCTACTTATGCAACATTAGCAGCCGCAAGAGAAGCTGGAGATTTGGAAGCTGAAGTTAATGCTCAAAAAGAAATTGCTAGACTTGGTTATGAAGAAGCAAGATTAGAAGAGCAAAAAAGTTCGACTTCTAGAGCTGAACTTATGGAAAGACCTGTAAACATTACACCGTCTAGAAAACCCGAACAAACTAGAACACCTGATCCAAAAGCACAGGATTGGGCTCAAAAAAACAGTTGGTTTGGTAAAGATAGTGCAATGACTTATACTGCTTTTGATATCCACAAAAAACTAGTGGATGAAGAAGATTTTGACCCTGAAAGTGATGATTATTACGCAGAGGTTGATAAAAGAATAAGACTTGAATTCCCTCACAAATTTGATACAAACGAGGAAAGGGAAACGACTAGACCTGTACGAACGGTAGCTTCGGCTAGACGTTCTGTCAAACCTGGTCGCAAAACTGTGTCTCTCACACCTTCACAGGTAGCAATTGCTAAAAAATTAGGTGTGCCACTGGAAGAATATGCGAAACAGTTAAAAATCACGAAGGAGGTATAGCATATGAAAAAAGAAGAAGATAAAAAGACCACCCGTGCAAGCCAGTCTAGGGCTAAGGAAAAAAGACCTACGACTTGGGCTCCCCCATCATCTTTAGATGCACCCGCTGCGCCAAAGGGTTTCAAACATAGATGGCTAAGGACAGAAGTTTTAGGGTTTGACGACACTAAAAACATGTCTGGTAAATTAAGATCAGGTTACGAATTGGTGAGAGCTGATTCATATCCAGATGAAATTTATCCCACTATGAAGGAAGGAAAATACGCAGGAGTAATCGGAGTTGGTGGCCTTGTGTTGGCAAGGATACCGGAAGAGATCGCACAATCTCGAACTGAGTACTTTAAAAAGCAAACTCAGGAGAGAAACGAAGCAATTGAACACGATCTTATGAGGGAACAACATCCTAGTATGCCGATCAATAGTGATCGACAAACGCGTGTAACTTTTGGTGGTTCGAAGAAACGTTAATTTTTTAACAATTCCTACCCGCTAAATTAAAATAAACCGTGCTGGAGGTCCTTCGGGACAGGCACATAAAGGAGAAACAACTATGGCTAATAGCTCAACTACAGGCTTTGGTTTAAGAATGATCGAAAGATTAGGTAATACACCTTCAATCGGCGGTCAATCTGAATACTTAGTCGAGTCAGGTTTAGGAGTAGGTCTTTATAAAGGTAACCCTGTTTCACTGCAAGATGCAGGTGGAGCAGAAGGCTTTTTACAAGATACTAGTTTCGCAACTACAGACGACACAGGTAATGGTGGCGCTGCTTACGATAATGGGGCTGACTCATTATTAGTAGGTGTTTTCAACGGAATTTTTTACGTTGATAGCTCAACAGCAAAACCAAGATTTGTAAATTCTGTAGACGCAGGAACAATCTTTGGAACTGACTATAATACTGGAAGCAGCAACGGAACTGCATTCGTGAATGACGATCCAATTCAAGAATACATGATCAAAACGGACGCTGCATGTCCAACAAGTAACAACGGAAAAAGCTTCAACGTAACATCGTTTACAGCTACTGACAACAAAGACGGTCAATCGACTGTACTTTTAAATGTTGCCGGTGGTTCAGCTACAACTAAAATGTGGAAAGTTGTCAGAGTCGGCCAAGACCCTGAAAACAAAGACATTACAGCAGCTGGTGTGAACATGGTTGTTGTAGTTAATTCTGCAAGTAACTTGTACATTAACTAAGCTTAGGAATAGGAGATAAAATACTATGGCTATATCACGATCACAACTAGTTAAAGAACTAGAGCCAGGTCTGAATGCACTATTCGGCTTGGAATACAAAAACTACGAGAACGAACATGCTGAGATTTTCGATACTGAATCATCTGACAGAGCTTTTGAAGAAGAAGTAATGTTATCTGGTTTCGGTAATGCGCAAGTTAAAGCTGAAGGTCAAGGTGTATCATTTGATGATGCTCAAGAGACTTTCACTTCTCGTTACACACATGAAACAATCGCTTTAGCGTTTTCAATTACTGAAGAAGCAATTGAAGATAACTTGTATGACAGACTTGCGTCTAGATATACAAAAGCATTAGCTAGATCTATGGCTAATACTAAACAAGTTAAAGCGGCTAACGTCCTAAACAATGGTTTCGATGGAAACTTTGCAGGTGGTGACGGAGTATCACTTTTCGGTAACAATAACGTGGGAGCGATTGTAAATCACCCTACATTAGCCGGAACGTTCTCTAACCAATTGCAAACTCCTGCTGACCTTAACGAAACATCATTAGAGCAATCTCTAATTGATATTTCTGCTTTCACTGATGAAAGAGGTCTAAAAATCGCTGCTAGAGGAATGAAAATGATCATTCACCCTAACCAGCAGTTTACAGCAGAGAGACTAATGGAATCAAAAGGTAGAACGGGAACAGCAGATAACGATATCAATGCAATCGTATCTAGAGGAATGGTACCTCAAGGTTATGTAATCAACCATTACTTAACTGATACAGATGCGTTCTATATCAAAACTGACGTACCTAATGGTATGAAAATGTTTAACAGATCACCTATCAAAACTTCTATGGAAGGCGACTTTGATACTGGTAATGTTAGATACAAAGCAAGAGAAAGATACTCTTTTGGATTCTCAGATCCAAGAGGTATGTATGCTTCTGCAGGTAACTAATAGTTAAATTTTTGAGGGGCGTTAATCGCCCCTCATCGAATAAGGAACTCAAATGGGAATATACAAAGCTTTAAAAAAAAGAAGTGAAGACCCTAATTGGAGACCAAGAAATAAAGAAAGAATGTTACAAAGAATAGAAGAAGGTATTAAAAGAAATCAAAGATTATTGGAAAATAATCCTAAACCTGCTAAAGTAGATTTAATAAACGAAAAAATAAGTTTTTTAACAACTAAAAAAGAAGAGATATCAAATTATTAATAAATGAAAAAATTCAAAGTAAATATCTGGGCGTATAATCATCACGCTAAATTTACAGTAGAATCACAAGATTCCCCGACTGACCTTGAACAATCAATCCTTGACAAGCTAGGAGATAATAGTATAGTTTGGGAAAATCTTGGAGTTAGTTATGACGACAAGATAAATAGAATAACTTATGAGGAAGTTATAGATGATACAAGACCTATACAAAGCAAAAAGGTCCTTGGAGTTGAAGTGGGAACAGGAGCATCTGGATAATAACAGATACACTCTTGAGATGGTTAGAATTGACGATAAAGTCAAAGAAATCATCACAAAAATCAAGCTTGAAGAAGCACAGATTGCCCATAGACAGAACAACGTTGAAGGTTCTGCTCCAGAAGTTTCAGTAGCTACTTAATCAAAAGCTACATCGTTGGAAAAAATCCACTCCGCACTACAGGATCTCTTGCACTCTATTAAAAACTGTTGTATAAAAACCACACTATATATTTTTTAAAAAAATACAGACGCGTATAGTCGACGGCCTAAAGACTGTATTTATTAATTAGGAGGATAAAATTATGGCAAGAACTACATTTTCAGGACCAATCGTAGCTGGTAAAGAAGAAACAACTACATCAAAAGGCTCTGACGGAGAAATCAAATTACTTAACAAAACTAATGGAAAATTAGTTTCTTTAAAAGCATCAACAGCAGCAGCTGCTGACGTAACTTTTACATTACCAGCTTTAGATGGTACTGCAGGTCAAGCGGTTGTTACTAACGGAGCAGGAGTTTTAAGTTTCGGAGACATCGACCCTGAAGATCCAGTTGTAACATTACCATCTGCAGCAACAATTGAAGTAGACTATTCAACAGGAAGTCAGTTTGCAGTTACATTAGCAGACAACGCAACTTTCAATATTACTAACTTTCCAACAGGTGGAAATTTAGTTATCACAATAACTCAAGATGGAACAGGTGGACGTACAGGTGCGTTTACTAGTTGTATTTTCCCAGGTGGATTTCCAGCGCTATCATTAGCAGCGAACGATATTGATGTCGTAACTGTTTATAATGATGGAACTAGTTTATTAGCAAACATTGGTAAAGATTATCAATAATCTTAAACAATAATTAACTAATAAATTAAGGAGAGTAAAATTATGATAGAGAAAAAAATACAATTCGGAATAAGAAACGTAGGACAAAACCTTTGGTTACCGAATACAAAAGAAGTGTTTGGAGCAGAAAGTGATCCTTTAGAAGCTTGGTTTAGAGCAGACGTTATCTCTTCCTTAATAACAGCTGGAAGCAGTGTTACGACTTGGAATAATTTAGTTGATAATACTAAATTTTCTATGCAATCAGATGGTGGAGCCGATACTCCAACTACTGGTGGTAGTATAAATGGTGTGCCTGCCCTACAATTTACAAACCCTCAAAGGCTAGCAGCAGCTCAAGATAATATTGCAAAACCAAGTAATGGTAATCTTACTGTTGTTACTTGTGTTGACATAGGAGAAGTAAATCAAAGTGCTGATTCTATATTTTGTGCTATAGACGCTAGTGGAAACGATTTTAAAATAGAAGCTGATAGCACTACTGAGTATCTTGGAAAATATGCTCAAAGTGGTTTAGGAGGTGGCTTTACTTTTTCAGGAGGACCTTTTTCAGGGCCGCATATACTTACGATTGATCTTGATTTTCCGGGTTCAACTGTAAGAGCTAGAATAGATGGAACTGAGGTTGGTACTAGCTCAGGTTATAACAATCAATTAGGAAGAAGAATAGCGTTAAAACTTATGTCTCAACCTGTTGGTAATAGACAATTAGCTGGTCAAATGGCTGAGTTTGTTATGGCATGTTTTGAAGATAATGGTTATACAGATTCTGAAACATATATTGAAAAATGTGAAGGTTACTTAGCATATAAATATGGGTTACAAAGTCAACTACCTGGATTACATCCATACAAAACACAACCGCCAAGAGAATAGGAGAACATATGTCAGGAAGCGCAACATCAGATCAAACAACCTTAACCTTCGATACAGTCGGAGCAGATACGTTAGGTAAAACAGGTAGAGCTAGAATTACTTCTATTCAAGGAAAAGGAATAGCAAACTCTACAATAGTTTTTTACAATTCTGCAAATGCAGCAGCACCAGGAGCAGCTATAGCTACTTATAATTATGGTGAAGAAGGTTTAGAAGTATATATTCCAGGTTCTGGTATTTTATTTAAAGAAGGAATTGTTTATAATTTAACTGGAGCAAGCGGAAGCGTTACTATAACTATTACGGGAGCGTAAGCTCATGGCTAATACTACTTCGGGAACAACGACCTTTGAAAAAGGTTTTTCTATCGATGATATAGTTCACGAAGCGTATGAGCGAATAAATATGACTGGTGTTACCGGTCAGCAATTAAGTTCTGCTCGAAGATCATTAAACATAATGTTTCAAGAATGGTCTAATAGAGGTCTTCACTATTGGGAAATAAAAAACAATAACTTAACTTTAGTGCAAGGTCAGAATTTATATACTATGTATAGATCACCTGAAGATGGTACTTCAGACGCTAACGCTATTTATGGAGTTGATGATATTTTAGAAGCTTCTTATAGAAACCAACAAAATATAGATTTTCCATTAACTAAAATAAATAGATCGATCTATCAATCTTTTGCAGATAAATCACAGCAAGGTTCACCCACACAATTTTTTGTTCAAAGATTTATTGACAGAATAACAATAACTTTATTCTTAACTCCAGGTGCAACTGAAGCTGGTAATAGTATTAACTATTATTATGCTTCAAGAATTCAAGATGCTGGAGCTTATACTAATGATGCAGATGTACCTTATAGATTTGTACCTTGTATGGTAGCAGGACTTTCTTATTATTTAGCACTTAAATTTCAACCAGCTGCGGTTCAAAATTTAAAAATGTTATATGAAGATGAACTACAAAGAGCGTTACAAAACGATGGATCTTCTTCTAGTTTATTTGTAACACCGAGAACTTATTTTCCGGAGATTTAATACATGACTAATTTATCAAAAGGCAGACACGCATTAGCAATCTCTGATCGATCAGGAATGCAGTTTCCTTATAATGAAATGGTTAGAGAATGGAATGGAGCATTTGTTCATATATCAGAATATGAACCTA